ATGATGCCGAGCCTGACCAAGGATCTCAAGGCGAAGATCATGGCAGACGTAGACAAGTGGCTGGAGGGCACCGACGCCTTCCTCAACCCGCCGCTTGGTTTCACTGGCAAAGCCGCGCCGAAGCCCGCCGAGAAATCGCCGGTCGCTCCCTCGCGTCAAGGCCAGTCGAAGAAGACGACCTAACAAGATCGGTCGGGTCCGCCCGGCAGGTCACAGGAACTATGGACTAAGCACGCCCGAGATACTGGGCAAAACTGAAGATCGGCCGAGAAACTGGCCAAAGGAGAAGTTATGAAGAAGTTTGAAACCGCCCCGCGCGCTGCGGGTGGCATTGCACGCATCATGAACCCGGTGAGCCGCTTTGGCCCGCGTATCATGCTCGCTCCCCAGGAAGACGGCACCCCGACTGCCGAAGAGACCGCTGCTGCCGACAAGGCCGCTGCTGACAAGGCTGCAGCTGACAAAGCCGCTGCCGATAAAGCCGCCGCCGACAAAGCGGCCGCTGACAAGGCTGCTGCCGACAAGAAGGCCGAGGACGACAAGAAGTCCAAGGAAGATCTGGTCGCCGAGCGCGACAAGCTGCTGCGCGAGACCATGGAGCGCAAGAACAAGATCAAGGATGCCGAAGCCGAGAAGGAGCGCCTGGCCGCCGAGCTGAAGCGTTTCGAAGGTATCGATCCGGCGGTTGTCGCCAAGCTGATCGAGGACAACAAGACCCGCGAGATGACCGAGGCCGAGAAGAAGGGCGAGTTCGACCGCGTCAAGAAGATGATGGCCGACGATGCTGCTGCCCGCGAGAAGACCCTCAAGGACCAGATCGACGCGCTGACCAAGTCGCTCTCGACCAAGGACAAGCAGATCGACACCCTGACGATCGGCGCGGACTTCGCAACCTCCGAGTTTATCAACAAGGAGCTCGTGCTGTCGCCGGAGAAGACCCGCATCCTCTACGGCTCGCACTTCGAGCTGGTCGACGGCAAGACTGTTGCCTACGACAAGCCCGCCGGCCAGGAAGGTCGCACCATCATGCACGGCGCCGACGGCAAGCCGATCTCCTTCAACGACGCTCTGCGCAAGATCGTCGAGATCGACCCGGACAAGGATCGTCTGCTGCGCACCAAGGTCAAGCCTGGCGCTGCCTCCGGCACGACCACCGAGGGTGGTCAGCGCAAGGAAAAGGTCGAGGGTGAGCTCTACGGCGCGAGCCGAATTGCAGCCGCTTTGGCCAAGAAACAGGCTGCAAAGTAAAATAAGTCACTACTGACTTACTTTTTCCCTTGAGAGATAGGCGTCGCCGGGTTACGATATTGGTCAGTCACTACTGACTTACATCGATCACCCGGCGACGACCGCTTTTAAGGAGTTACACAATGCCGCTGCTTACGACTGAAGCCGAGAAACTGTCCCAGGAGGACATGGAGCGCGGCGTTATCGAAGAGATCATCGACAAGGATGAGCTCTTTGCCCTCGTGCCGTTCATGCACGTCACGGACAAGACCTACACCTACGTCCGCGAAGGCAACCTGCCGTCCGTCGAGTTCATGGATCCCTATGACGACTTCGAAGAGAGCGCCGCGACGTTCGTCGAAGTGTCGACCAAGCTGAAGATCCTCGGCGGCGACATCCTGCTCGACAAGTTCACGACTGCGACCCAGTCGGCTCTCAACGACCAGATCGGCATCCAGCTTTCGAAGAAGGCCAAGGCCATCAACCGCACTTTCCGCAACACGCTGGTCAACGGCGACAGCGCGGTCAATGCAAAGTCGTTCGACGGCATCAAGAAGCTGACCCCTGCTGGTCAGACGCTGGTTGCCGGTGCCAACGGCGCTGCGATCTCCCCGGCGATGCTGGACGAGCTCAAGGATGCCGTGAAGTATGGCGCCGACGTCCTCATGATGCGCCAGGGCACCTGGCGTGCGCTGCGCGAAATCATGCGCCAGATGGGTGGCAACACCGGCGACATGATCATGCTGCCGAACTTCGGTCACCCGGTCCGCGCTTATGACGGCACGCCCGTCATCATCAACGACTTCATGACCGCCGACGAAGTCCAGGGCACTGAAAATGCGTCCTGCTCGGTCTACGCTCTGCGCCTGAACGAAGCCGATGGCTTCCACGGCATCTTCGGCGGCCCGTCGGCCGGCGTGCAGATCGAAGACATCGGCACCCACAAGACGAAGGACGCCAACCAGTGGCGCGTCAAGTGGTATGCCGGCACGGCGCTCAAGGCGACCCACTCGGTTGCACGCCTCAAGGGCATCACCAACGTTTAAGCTTGCAAGTCAGTCACTGCTGACTTACTATCAGGGGCGGGATTCATCTCCCGCCCCTTCGTTTATCTGGTGAACAATGCAACAAATCGAGATCTACGGTCAGCAAAACTGCGGCTATTGCGTCAAGGCGGTTGCCTTCTGCGAAGACCACGAGCTGCCGTTCGTCTACCGGGCCGTCTCAGACCGCTCGGTGCTGCGCGAAATGCTCACGCGCAACCCCGCGGCCGAGACCGTTCCGCAGATCTTCATCGGTGAGCACCTGGTCGGCGGCTTCTCCGAGCTGTCCGCACTCCCAATTTCCCAACTCCAACAGATGATCGGTGGAAAATGAAGCACCTCAAGATTACCCAGAAAGGCTGGGCCGGCTATTCGAGCGCGATCGGCGGCGTGCCCTTCAAGGACGGCATTTCGGAACACCCGGTGCCCCGCTACATCGCTGACCGCATTTCGAGCGGTATCTCGATGGTCGAGATCAACGAAGACGGCTCCGAGACGCCGGCTGGTGTTGCTCACCGCCTGGTCAGCGAAGCGCGTGAGCGCGCGCCTGTCGCCAAGCCGCTCGAGCGCGCCACCGAAGAGGAGCTGAAGGACGAAGCGGCACTCGACGCCATTCGCGCCTCCAAGGCCCCTGTCGACACCTTCTACACGGGCGAGGAGCTCGAGGCGATCGTCGACGCCAAGGGCATCAAGGGCCTGCGCGAGATCGCCGACCGCTGGGAAGTCCGTCACCGGTCGATCCCGACCCTGATCGGTCTCGTGCTCAAGGCACAGACCAAGCACCTCGAGGAGCGCAACCTGCGTCTGCAGAAGATCGCGGACCGTCAGGACGAAGCCGTCAAGGAAGCTGCTATCGCTGATCTCGCCAAGCGCGAAGAGGAAGCCGCCGCCCAGGCCGAAGCCGATCGCATCGCCTCGACGCTGCTTGGCTCGAGCATCCTGGCTTCGAGCTACACCGCCGGCGAGGTCACGCTGTCGCTGGGCGATATCGTCGCCGAGGCGCACAAGCGCACCGGCCTGACGGTCACCGGCTGGAACAAGCTGGACGACGCCAAGCGCGAGAGCCTGCTTTCCGAGCAGATGGAGATCTTCGCGGCCCATTATGGCTGCGACCTGGTAGCAGTCGCCCAGACGCCGGCCGACGAGCCGAAAGAGGACGAAAAGGCCCAGGACCAGAACGAGGAGCCCGCGTCGCTTGGCGCCGGCATCGACGCTCTCAAGGTCGGCGGCGCTGAACCCGGGCAGGAAGCTCCGGCCAGCGAAGACGACAAGAACGAGGCATAATCGATGAACCTCTACCCCGAGAACTACGAGGTCGCCCTCCCGTATCCGTTCCAGGATCTCAATGGCCAGCCGGTGACACCCGAGCTGGTCATGGCTGATCTCTATGACGGCGACGAGCGCCTGGTGCATTCGTTCGGCACGCTCAGCTTCCAGCCGGGCGACACGTCGATCGAGGTCACCATCGCGGGCGAGTTCAACGTTCTTGGGGCAGGAGAGCTCAACGCTGCGCGCATCCTGCGCGTCGTGCTGGTCACTGACGCCGGCGATATCGAAATGTCGCAGAGCTACGGCGTCATCGGCGCCAAGCGCATCCAGGTGATGAACAACTCCTTCACCACGCTCGAGGCGGCCGAACTGGCAGCCCGCGACATGCCCAACCTCGCCGGCTGGGCAAGTGCTACCGACGACCAGAAGTATGCCGCCCTGATCGACGCCTACGCCAAGATCTCGCGCATGACCATGCGCTACACCACCTACGCCACCAACGACCTTGGCCGGCGCTGCCCGAACCAGACCATCGTCAAGTGGGGCGACATCACGCTCGACCAGTTCAACGCCATGCCGGCCGAGTTCCGCAAGGCGCTGCGCATGGCCCAGATCTACCAGGCCGACGAGAGCATCGAGAACGATCCTATCCTGGCCCGCCAGCGCGCCGGCATCATTTCCGAGACCATCGGCGAGAGCTCCGTCATGCTGCGCGGTGGCCAGCTGTCGCTCGACATCGCCTCAAAGGCGTCCGCCGCTCTCAAGGGCTACATCTACTACAACTTCCGTATCGCCCGCGCATGATCCTCGACCGGCTTACCACCTATGCCGAGCAGGCAGCGGCCCGCTACGGCATGCTGACCGACAGCTGGCGCTCGCTCTACCAGAACGCGCTGAACTCCTCGCAGTTCGGCTGGGCGGCGCAGGCCGGCAATGTCGTGCGCGAAGCCTATGCCATCGCCGAGACGTTCCTGGCCGAGGAACGCCAGATAGCTGACCGTGTCGTCGCAGAAGTCGCGCACGACGCGCTAGAGACGACGCTTGCAGAAATTGCGAGCGCAGACACGTCTGAACTGTCGGACGCTGTTCTAGAGCATCTGCGTGCGACCCAGAGCTACATCCTCGATGAGCTGATCGCGCAAGTGCATCGCGACATCGCTTTGCTGCGTCAGACGCTGCAAAGGGCAGTGCTCGAGGTCAACATCGCATCGCGCAGCCGCGGAATCTCGAAGCGCACCGCGCTGATCGAATACATGATCGGTAACCAGAGCCAGATGGACTTCGTCTTCCATGACCGCACGGCCCGCAAATGGGCGTCGAAGAAGTTCGTGCGCGCCATCTGGCGCCACACGCTGCTTGCCGTCTACAACGAGGTCGCGCTGATGACGCTGGCCGATCACGGCCTGACCCGCGCCCGCGTGCGCCACCAGAACCCGGCGGCCGACGCCCACAACATGGTCATCTCGTTTGGCCCCAATGCCGATCTGCCGACCTATTCGGAGATCCGCAACGAGATCTTCCATCCCAACGCCAATGCGATCATCGCGATGGAGGCTGACAATGTTTAGACCCAACCAGGTCGGCCAGCTCCAGCGCAAGACCGGCTATGACGTTCACGCCCGCATCGCCTACGCTGCAGCCGTCCCGCTGCCGCTGGCCGTCGTCCACGACAAGAACGCCACGCAAAAGACCACCGTGCGCTCCGACAGCTCCGCATCGCGCGGTGCAGCCGAGGAGCTGGTCGCGATCGAAGCCAAGATTCTGGTGCCCAAGCGCGTCCAGGTCGCCGTCGGCGACAAGGTCATCCTGCCGGCCGGCACCTACGCCATCCTGTCGACCGAACTGCGCTATTCGGTGTTCGGCATTCTCGATCACACCGAATGCACGCTGGAGAAGCTGCCGTGATCAAGATGAAGGTCACCGGCGCCACGCAAGCCATCACCAGGCTGCGCTCGATCGGCACGCTCGTTCCCGAGCAGGCGCGCAAGACCATGCACGCATCGGCCGAGCGCATCGTCAAGGAAGCCCGGCTCAACGCACCTGTCGAACACGGCAACCTCGAGCAGTCGATCCACGTCGAGAAAAGCTACGAGGCTGGCCGCGGCCGCCTGATGATCGACGTTGTCGCCGGTGGCATCGTCAATGGCCGCAACGTCGATGACTACGCCGCCGTCATGCACGAAAGCACATACGATCTCGGGCCGGAATCGCTGGCCAAGCAAGAAGCACACCCTGAGCGCCTGGTCGGGCCGAAGTTCCTGGAGCGCGCCGCCGAGGCCGAGCAGGAGCCGCTGATCGGCAAGATGGTCGCTGTAATCACAAGGATCCTGAAATGATCTGGGACATCATCCGTAAGAAGCTCGACGACGCCGGCCTGGCGCAGTCAGGCGTCGACATGTTCGAAGAGACCATGCCTGGCGAAGTCGTGCGTGGCGTCATGCTGCGCTCGCCGCTGACGGGCATCGTCATCGATCCCTATATCCCTGGCTTCCACAAGCCCTCGATGCAGGTCATCATCCGGCACACCGATCCGGTCGTCGGCCGCAAGCTGGCGCTCGACATCGTCGATGCGCTTACCGTCAAGGCCATCGAGGACTATCCGGCGACGGCCGAGCGCCTGGCTGTAAGACTGTCGGTCTTCTATCCCAAGACACTGCCGATCCAGTATCCGAGGCTCGAAGGCAACGCGATCGAGTGGTCGATCAACTTCACGACGGCTTTTGGCTTCCGTAAATAGCGAAATAGCTATTGCCCGTCCTATGGCGGTGGGTTATTATTAAGTCACCACTGACTTACTTTTAGATAGGATGAAGCCAAAATGTCTTCGGATACCGCAAATGTGAAGCTTGGCGTCTGCACGGTGCTTTTCGATGGCATCGATCTTGGTTTCACCAAGGGCGGCGTCGAAGTCGAAGTGACCTCCAGCACGCACGTCGTCAACGTTGACCAGTTCGGCGAGACGCCGGTCGACGAAATCATCATGGGCCGCACCATCCAGGTGACCGTGCCTCTGGCCGAAACCACCCTGCCGAACCTGGTCAAGATCATGCCGGGCGCCGAACTCGTCGCTCCGGGCGCTGCCTACGCCACCGGCACGGTGACCTTCGCCGTCTCCGCTCCGGTCAACAACGACAAGGCCTCGATCGCCGGTGTCGACTTCACCTTCAAGACCGTTCCGGTCACGGGCCGTGATCTGGCTATTCCGGCTTCCATCACTGAGGCTGCTGCTGCTCTGGCGGCCGCTGTCAACGCTGACCTGGAAGTTGGCCAGAAGGTTCGCGCTGCCGCTGCTCTCGGCGTCGTCACCCTGACGGCTGTCGATTACGGCACGGTGCCGAATGCGATCACGCTGGCCAAGACCGGCACCAACATCACCGTCAGCGCCGCTACGCTGTCGGGTGGCGTGCTGCCGTCCAAGGCCAAGGTTCGCGTCAAGACCGCGGTTTCGACCTCGCTGCTCAAGACCGCCAAGAAGCTGGTCCTGCGCCCGATCGGCACCAACGGCGAAGACGATCTCACGGTCTTCCGCGCCAACACCTCCGGCGCGCTGAACTACGCCTACAACTTCGACAACGAGCGCGTCTTCAAGTCGGTGTTCAAGGGCTACGCCGACGCTGCCGGCAACCTGTTCTCGGTCGGCGACGACAGCGCTGCCTAAGCGTGTCAGTCACCACTGACTGAAACTTCCAGGGCCGGCGTCAATTCAGACGCCGGTCTTTCTTTTCAACAATAGGAAACCAGACAATGACGAAATTCCTCGACCTGGATGCCGTAACGAAGGAAGCCGAGTTCTCGGTCAAGCTGAACGGCAAGGATCACGCCCTTAAGATCGCAAGCGTGTCGACCTTCATCCACAACCAGCGCGAGATGGAAAAGCTGTCGCTTGCCGCCACCGCGGCCGAGGAGCTCGAGGTGGTGCTTGGCATCATCAGCCGTGCCTTCCCGACCATGCCGATGGAAGAGATCCGCGAGCTCAACCTGATCCAGCTGCAGGCGATCAAGGATTTCGCCATGAGCGCCAATGGCGAGAAGGTCGAGACCGAAGATCCGGCAAAGCCGGCTGAAGGCGAGGGCGCCCAGGGAAACGAGTAAGCGGGACGCTGAAGTCCATCGACTTCGGCTATCTGCTCGCCCGCGTTGCCCGCACCTTCTCTCTCGGCCTCGATGAACTGCTCGATTACCCAATCAAGTGGTTCTGGTTCCTCAACAAGCAGGTGGATCGTCTCCAGGCAGACGACGACATCCGCCAGCTGACCCTGCTTGGTGCAGTGACGTCCGACAAGTCCTTCAAGGATCAGCTCGGGCACCTGCGCAAGACCCTGGGCGAGATCGCCGTCTACGAGCCCGTTGCTCAGAAGCTCGTGGTGGCGAATGTCCAGGAAGCCAAGCATGACCCAGAGTTCGATCGCGGCGGGCTGCATGCACTCGCCGGGCTCGGCAGAACACGCTGACCGGTGATGCAAGTCACCACTGACTGAAGGCTACGATGACCGCAATTCGCGTTGAACTGGAACTTGCTGACGGCTCTTTCACCACTCGCATGCTGCATGCGGGCGAGAGCGTCGCGCAATTCACCCAGAACGTAACGCGGTCATCGCCCGCCCTTCAGCAGATGGCCGCCAACGGCCAGAACGTCTTCCGGTCTATCTCCAAGGCCGACGAAGCCTCCAAGGGCTTCATGAGCACGCTGCGCGACGTGGCGATCGTCTCCGGCCTGGTCTCGGTCGGTATCGGCAAGATCGCCAACATCCAGCACTCCTGGATCGGCGACATCGTGCGCATCAACGCCGAGATGGAACGCCTCAACTTCCAGATGCGCTCCATGTCGCGGGCGGCTGATCCCGTCAAGGACGCCGGCAACCAGGTCGCCTATCTGCGCGAGCAGGCGATGCAGATGCCGTTCTCGCTGAACGCCATCACCAACGGCTTCGTCAAACTGAAATCGACCGGCACGGATCCGCTCAATGGCTCTCTGCAAGCGCTGGCTGACGGCGTCTCTGCCTTCGGCGGCTCCGACGAGGCTTTCGACCGCACCATTCTCGCCATCTCGCAGATGTCGGGCAAGGGCGTCATCCAGATGGAAGAGTTGCGCCAGCAGCTCGGTGAATCGATGCCTCGCGCCGTCGAGCTGATGGCCCGATCGATGGGCGTCGGCATGGCGCAGCTCATCAAGGATATCTCGACCGGCACCGTGCAGGCCAAGCCCGCGCTCGCTCAGTTCTACGACGAGCTTGAGCGCACCTATGGCGGCCGCGCCCGCTACATGATGGAGAGCTTCTCCGGCCAGTATCAGAAGTCGATCACCCTGATCCAGCAGCTCGCCACTTCCGGCACGCTGAAGACGGACTTCTTCGCCAACATCAAGCAGCAGCTGCGCGACCTCAACGGCTTCCTGAACTCCAATGGCGCCAAGGCGCTTGCCGATGATCTGGGTCGTGGCCTGTCGGGCGCTGTCACCTGGTTGCGCAAG